CTCAGGGTAATGGTGTTGGTGCTCACAGAAACGTAAGTACCACCATTCAGTTGGAAGCGCTTGGAATCCCAGTCCTTAATACGACCGTCAGACTCAGTAGCAGCCAGCAGGGTGCGAGCCAGACGCTGGTCATAGGCACGAGCCAGAGCGCGGCCAAGCTCGGTCGAATAGATCGAACGAACATCCCAGTGCAGTTTGGCTTCATCCAGGTCATAGATGGAAGCATCAGCGATCAGCAGGTCATCAATGGTGATGATCTTTTCGCCGATCATGCCTTTGTTACCTTGGCCGGTGATGAAATCACCAGGACGGTGGTAACGGCTAGAAAAGCGACCGGTGATCGGGAAGCTTGCGCTCTTACCCGAAGAGATGGTGCGCTTCATGGTCAGATCCTTGAAGATCGTCTCACGGTTAAACGTGGTCAGAACTTCGCCGGAAAAGATTTTAAGGAAGTTAGCGCTTTCACGCTCAAAGTTACCGGAGGCAGAGCCAGCGTTGTATTGAACGCCATTAATACTCCCCAACCGGCTAAGAGATGCGTTGAGGTCAGGCATCGTTAGTTTGGTTAATGGAACTGTTTACGGGCGCTCGCATATCAATGTTGTTATCGCCTCAGCGGCAACAATGTTTACGTTCGCTAATAAAATATTAACCCCTAGGACCGAGAACGTCGCTACGGATTAATTTGTCCTGCACATCTTGGGTATAAGCAGGATCATTTAGATAGCGAGGATCACTCATAGCAGCCATTACTTCTTGGCTTGAACGGAACACATCACTGCTATTTGCAGAGAGCTTTCCACCAATCAGCTCAGGCTCATAGCCAGAGTTTTCTTGGAACGCATAATACAGAGACTGCAGTGCGTTACGAGCTCGGTAGTAATCACCGCTATTAACTTCACGGTTGTAAGCCTCAAGCTCACCAGCTTCAAGGTTTTCCTTAGCCCATTGCTGGACTGCACTAAAGTTTTCTTCACCACCAATGCTTTCCAGAATGGTGGCTTCTTCATCCTGAGACAGAACAACAGGCTCTTCAGCAGTCTGATCTTGATCAGCTTCAGGTTCACCCTCAGCTTTCTCATAACCAGTACGACCACCAAGCTTCTTTTCAAGTTCTTGGTAAGCCTTCAGCAAATCATCAGGGCTTTTGAATTTGCCACCAATGAGTTCTTGCTGTTGCTCTTGCTGCTCAGCCTCTTGAAGAGCTTGCAGATCTTGCTCGCTATAAGGCCCAGTTTCTTGAGCCAGAAAATTGTCAGCAATGACTTCCATGATCAACCGATCCGAACGGTCAGATCAGGATAGATCCAAACAGGTCGCTTGTTTTTAGCAGCAGCGACATACTGTTGATACACCTCAGGCTTTTTAGCCTTCAGCTCTTCAATCAGTTGATCCATTTTGGATTTAGGTTCCGCCTTTTTTGGAGCCTCAGAAACCTCCAGGGGTTCCTCCGCCAACGGCCTCTTGACTTGCCCGGATTGAGTCATTTTCAGCTTTAATGAGTGCGGCCTGTTTAGCAGGATCGTTGTTAGGATCTTGCGCGGCCATTTGTTGCTGCATCATCATAGCTGTTTGCTGTTCTTCAGCCATGAGATCTTCGTCTGATTTAATCAGTTTGTAAGTATCGAGACCATCAGAAGCAGCAAGGCGGGTGATCAGTTCACGACTATTAACGTAACGAGCCATGACCTCAGGACCCAGAGTGCCAGCAATGGTTTGCAAGAACTCAATCAGTTTGGCCTTATCGTTACCGCGTCCAAGAGCATCAAGACCAGTAGTGATCTGAGGTTTCACAACATCTTTAGGCAGCTTAGGCAAACGACCCTGACGCTCCATAAGAGCCATCTTGCGGTTAACAAGAGGAAGCTGCAGCTCAACGCTAAGAATTGAGTAGATACCACCCAAACCAGCTTCAAGTTCTTGAGCCACCATACGGATCTCTTCAGCCGTCACACGGTCACGGCCAGAGGTACCAGCTTGAATGGCGCTGTTAAGCAAGAACGCAAAGCTTAGTCGTTGTTCAATGCGAGCAATGGTGTTGAGAGCAACCGTAAGATCCGCCTGCTTTTGCATTTGCAGAGGAGCCACATCATTTGGATTACCCGCCACAATTGATCCATTGGCAGCCCGAGCAAGAGCATCAGGACGAGTAGTGCCGTTTGGATTGCAGAGGAAAATGATCTTGGCTGCAGCAGCAGAACCCTCAACAATTGCTTTAGACAGATACTCAAGGCTTTTCAGATCACCAAGAAGCTCCTCGCAATACCCGCGTCCGTAAGCTTCATGAGCTACACGGAACATACGAAGGGGAATCCAAGGACTTTTCTCAATAGGAACAGAACCGGTCTTGCCTATCTGTTTGTTGTAAGCCTCTTGATACCAGTTGCAACGATCCTTTTTGTAATCCCAAGTGACGTGGGTGTACAGAAAAACAGTACGGTCTACAAGTTTTCCTTCATTATTTTTAGGTGTAACTTTTTCAGGAAGAACTTCAGGATTAACTTCCTCACGCACCACAACCTCAAGGATGTTTCCTTCAGGATCGCGGTTCAATACAAAAGACTTAAGCGGATAAACCCTGGTACCAGTTTCAGCTACATACAGCAGAGCGTTACCACCAATAATCAAATGCTTTAGCGCTTCAAACAAAGCAGTCCGATCACCAGACTCTTCAATGTCCCGCATGACGGAACGTTCCATCAAAGCCAGTTGTTGATCAAACTCTGATTGCAGTTCCTTGTAGTTCTCAAGCTCCCGCTTCAGCTTCATGTCGTCTACAGAGAGACGAAAGAAAGCTTGGTTAGGAGGCAGCAAAGCAATCAACAGTTTGCTAGCCAGGTTGTTTACGCCACGAGCACCAAGACCTTGGTAGGTGGTAGCGATTTTGGTGTAAAGATTTTTACCAGTACTACGGTCGTTATCAGTAATTAGAGTCGGCAGAGTGTACTTACTGCACTCAATTGCTCGATCCAGATAAATTGATTTCTCCGGCTCTAGTGCCGAATAACGAGCCGAAGCATTAGACATTCAAACCACCAGCCGCGTTAGATGAACCTGCCCCAATGCCAAGACCGGCAACAGGCGATTGTATTTCCAAACTAGTACGCATTGCAGCAGGAGTGCCAGCACGTTGACGAACACGGCTACCAATAGGAGGAGCTGCAGCTTGCTGTTGCTGAATGGCAGACGTAATCTTTTGCTGTTGCAACATAGCCGCAGCCGCCGTGCGTTGCTGAGACATTTGTTGTTCTGCAGTTTGACGAGCGATCAAAGCTTGCTCTTGCATTGAAGCAGCTTGAGCTTGATACGAAGCCAGTTGTTCACGAGCAATACCAAGCTGAGCTTCTTGTGAAGCACGTTGAGTAGACGTTTGTTCTTGAAGAGCTTTGGTTTGTTCAGCAAAAGCCAGACGTTGAGACTCTGATTGAGACTGCATCTGACGGCTTTGTTCAGCAGCCGATTCACGCATAGCAGTCAATTGAGCAGCAGAAGAACTCCTTGCTTGCTCAAGTTGTTGGCGGCTGGATTCTGCTTGTTGTGTATAAGCAGTTTGTGCTGCTTGAAATTCTTGTTGCCGTTGAGCAAGACTAGACCGAAGGTTTGCAATTTGCTCGTTAACTAAACGAGTTTGATTTTCAGTTGCTTGTTGAGCTAGAGAATATTGCCTTGCAGCTTGTTCTTGTTGAGCACGAAATTCAGTACTACGTTGTTCAGCAGCACGAAACCCTTGGTAAGCAGAAAAACCAGCTCCAACCAAACCAAGGATTGAGAGAACTGAATTAAGTGAGCTGTCCTTCTTAGCCATACTTAGTTTCCTCTTGGAGCTTGTGCTGCTCTTTAAGATGCCTTACAACTGATACTTGTCCAGCAGTAAACCAGATAAGTTTCTCTTCCATACTAAGGTCAGGTGCTTTATCTGGATAAATAGCGTCAAGATATTGAATAATTTCAGCTTCAATGTAAGGAATCATATGTTGAGACCAGTCGGGTTAACCCTGGCAGGAGCTGTACCACCATAACCACCAACGCCAGACCTTGCACTAACTCGTGTGACAGATACACCAGGCTGACCAATCATTGTTTTACGACGGCGTGTTTGCTCTGTAGCAGCGGTTTGATTTTGCTGTGTAGTCAGTTTGGTAGTAGGTGTTGAGGCTGCTTCTTGTTTAAGAGCTGTTTGACGCTTGGCAATTATTTGTTGCTTTGCTGTTTCTGCTGCTGCTGCTGCAATACTCTTTTCGTTTGTTTCTTTCTCTTTTTCAAATTGGGATTGAAGAGCTGCTTGTTGTTGTTGGATAGAAGCTCTGTCGCTTTCAAATTGAAGTTTGATTGCTGCTTGTTCTTCTTGTGCAGCTAAACGAGAAGCATTAATTTCAGCTTCTATATTTGACTGCTCTTGTCTTTGTTGTTCAGCAATTTTTTGCTGTTCAAGTACAAGGTCTTGTTGAAGTTTTTGCTGTTCAGTAGCTAAAAATTGTGCAGCTTGTTCTGCTTCGTATTGCTGAGCTTTTACATCAGCTTCTTGCAGCAAAGCAACTTCATACAACCGACGTTGTTCTGCTGCTTCTGCCTGTGCTTTTCTAGTTTGCCAAGAAGCGTAATTAGCTCGCTCACTAGATTCAATGGAGGCCCTAAGCCTTTGACAATTAGCGTCATAGCAAGGACCTGACCACTGCGTAAAACCAGGAGCAGGTTCGTTAAATGTGTAAGGGGTATCAAGAACGCTTCTAGGATTTTGAGCAGCTATTTGATCGCGGTTATACGCTTCCCAAGCTGCTGCAAATTGACGACTACCGTTAGGAGAATTACGAGCATTATTTCTTGCGTTTGCTGTATTTTCAGGACCCCAATAAGTTGTAGGGTACCAAAGCTCAAAAAATTGGTCTTGAGTAATCAGCGCCATAATCAAACCCCATATGCATCAAGCGTAGCTGGGAAGATCAGAGTTACTGGTCTCAAAAAACGCAGGCATCCGAGCTCGCTGAGTTTCAATCAAACCTTCAGCTTTACCTGAATACATTAAACTGTCGCTTTGATCAATCCAGAACTGACGATCAAGATATTTGTCAGTATGTACTTTCAAAAGGGGTTGCATCACCCAATTAATGGTTGCCTTCCTGAGGCGATCCAAACTAGGAGACACAGTGAGACCAAGCTCACGGCACACCAAACTGTTTGCTGCAACGTGTACTTGTTCATCACGGCTAATGTCAGCGCTTACCGTTCGGAGACCAGCATCACCGTTAAAACGAAAGAACGGGAGGAGAACGAAAAAGATCGCACGCTCGGCCACCATTGCTTTGAGGACCGGATGATCTGGATGTTCAATCCACGCTTGCCGTAGTCGGAAGGCTTCTTTCTCGGCCTGTTCATCCACGCCCAATGCGTTGGTGATATATCCCAGCGCAAGATCGTGGCGCTCTTCATCTTTGATGTTGCTTTCAAGAAGCGCACGGGAGGCTTCAGGAATTTCATTAGAGCAAGCATCTTGGATAAAATCACCAACCGGAAGCTCCATGTGACGAAGGGCAAGAGCCCGGAAGATTGTTTCCTCCGAGCCCTCTTTTATCTTGCCAGCGGTTGATTGAATGGGAGTCCAAGTGCGCTTACGAGCGAGCAGTTTCTGATACGGGTTCATTCGGCGCAGTTGCAATCGGGTGCTGAATCTCCCTCCAACAAATTGGCAAGGTAATCCTCAACATCTACATCGCTAATAGCGGCGTAGGCATTGGATTTATCTTGAATGTCGGCCATCACTTGAAGAGAGTAATACAAACTCTTCAAGGGGGAGTTCAACCATCGTGACATAAATTGACGGTCCATTGTTGTCATATCAGACCACCAATTCATAGAAATTGCATGAGCCATGGATGTGCTATCCATCAACCGCTGCCACTCACAGTTCAACTCAAAAAATGTATCCCAACCAACTTGTTCAGCGATTTCACATTT